TTCATATATAAATTTATTAGAAGTGACTGTTAGGAGAATGGAGAAAAATCAGAATAGAGTTAATATTGGGATAACATATGCTTTGTTTGATGACTCTATAAATAAAGAAACGATAACAATAAATAATGTTGGGAACTTATAATGGCTAACGATTGCAATTTAGATAAAAAAGAAGTAAGAGATTTAAAATATCTTAACAAAGATTTTTCAGGTTTTAGAAACGATCTTGTAAACTACGCAAAAAATTATTTCCCTGATATATACAATGACTTTAACGAATCATCTCCAGGTATGATGTTTATAGAAATGGCATCTTACGTTGGTGATGTAATGTCGTATTATGTAGATAATCAGTTGAAAGAAAGTTTGTTGGTGCACGCTGAGGAGCGAACTAATGTAATTGATTTAGCTAGAGCGTTGGGATATAAAACAAAGCCCGTATGTCCTTCAATAGTTAGTCTTAATGTATATCAGGTTGTGCCAGTAGACGCAGTGACAGGAGAGCCTGATATGAGATACGCAATGCAAGTAGGTGCAGGCATGGAGGCTAAGACAGAAGATAATAAGATATTTTTAACTCAAGAGCAAGTTGATTTTGCACAAGATTCTAGATTGCGTCCTAGAGAAACTACTGTATATAAAGTAGATGGTTCTGGCGACCCTGAATATTTTTTGCTAAAAAAAGAAGTATCAGCAATTGCAGGTGAGATTATATCAGAACAATTTGTCTTTGATGATCCAAAGAAATATGACAAGATAGAATTGGGAAGCACGGAAGTGATAGGAATACTAGATGTCAAAGATGATGCAGGTAACAAATGGTATGAGGTACCTTACTTAGCACAAGATAACATATTCGAAGATGTAATTAACAACTGGGCATCAGATCCAGAAATGTCAGCATATAATTATGACTCACCATACATATTAAAATTAAGAAGAACAGCTCGTAGATTTACAACTCACGTTGAGGCAGACAACACAACTCAGATGTGGTTCGGAGCAGGTATATCATCTCAGCCAGATGAAGTAATAGTACCTAACCCTGAAAACATAGGGATAGCACTACCTTACGGAAATACAGCTGCAAATTATATGAATGGAACTAATTACGTTGATATTGCATTTGATCCTACAAACACAATGTTTACTCGTGCATATGGGGAAGCTCCAGCCGACGTTACGTTAACTGTAAGATATTTACAGGGTGGTGGTTTAAAATCAAATGTTTCTTCTAGAAAGATAAACGCTATAACTCAAAAAACAATTTTCTTAGACGAAGATCTTTTAGATCCTGGCCAGATAACAGTTGTAAAAGCTTCTCTTGCAACTATAAACTTGCAACCGGCAGTAGGAGGTAGATCTCAGGAGACTGTAGAAGAAATAAAATATAATGCACTTGCACATTTTGCATCTCAAAACAGAGCTGTAACTAGAGAAGATTATATCGCAAGAACTTATGCAATGCCGGCAAAATACGGCTCGATAGCAAAAGCTTATTTAGATAAAGATGAACAATATTGGGTTCAGACAGTAGGTACATTGGAAGTAAAAAATCCTCTTGCAATAAATTTATATACATTAGCATATGATGACAAAAAGAATTGCACAGAGTTAACTGAATTAGCAAAACAGAACTTGCAGACTTACATGTCACAATATAGAATGTTAACAGACGCAATAAATATAAAAGCTGCGCATGTAATAAACATAGGCGTTGATTTTGCAATAATGCCAAGACCTGGCTTTCAAAACAAGGAAGTACTTTTAAGATGTATAGATAAGTTGAGATGTGTTTTTGATATCGATAACTGGTCTATAAACGAGCCTATCATTTTACCTAAAGTTGCAACAGAGTTAGATAAGATAGAAGGTGTACAAACGGTGAAGAGTTTAAGAATTTACAATCTTTATGATAAGAATGCTGGATATGGAGGTAACATTTATGATATAAAAACTGCAACAAGAGATGCTGTTGTATATCCATCAATGGACCCATCTATATTCGAAGTGAAGTTTCCTGATAAAGATATTAAAGGAAGAATAGTGGGATATTAAAATGATATATAGTATATTTTCAAAAAAAGACTCAACAATATATGAAGGGGCTGCGTCAAGCACCAACTTGAATACTGAGTATACAAACACAGGCATAGACGAAGTACTTACAATAGAGAAGATAGTATCATCATCAAAGACTGCTAACACATATAACTCACGAGCATTAGTGCAATTCAACATTGATTGGTCAAAGATAAATGGTGGCTCTGCATCATCTGCAGCATCAAACTCTATGTATCTAAATTTAAGCACAATATCTTCTCAAAATATATCTAACCAATACTCAATTGAAGCTCGACCAATATCAGAATCATGGGTAGCTGGTCTAGGTAGATTTGGAAACAAGCCAAAGACATTGGACGGAGTAAGTTGGAAAAACAGACAGGGTGACGGAACAGCTGGAACACCTTGGTTGACTTCAAGTTTTACTACACAAGGAACAGGATCAAATGGTCAGACAAACAGCGGTGGAGGAACTTGGTATACGAGTTCATATGCAACACAATCGTTTACATATGAATCAACTGATATAAGAATGGACGTTACAGATGTTACATTAGAGTGGAGCTCCTCTGTAATACCTAACAACGGGTTTATAATAAAGAGAAGAGAATCACAAGAGCTTGATAGTTCAGATTATGGCCAGATAAAATTCTTTTCAGAAAACACTCACACAGTATATCCCCCACGATTGGAAATATGTTGGTCTGACTACAATCACGTTACAGGTTCATTAGCAGAATTAGATATGACAGATACTGGAGCAGTATTCTTTTATCTTAAAAATAATAGAGGTTCATATAAACGTGGAGGCAAAATAAGATTTAATGTTAACGGTAGATTAAAATATCCTGTTAAAACTTGGAGTAATAAATCTGCTGAACTTGGTGTATACTATATTAAACCTGACCGCATACAATACTCAATTATAGATTGCAAAACTGAAGAAGTTATAATACCATATTCAGATCCATATACAAAAGTATCTGTCGGATCAACAATAGGTAACTACTTTGAAATATATTCAGATAGCTTATTCGAAGAAAGACATTATAAGATACAATTAAGATACAGGCCAAATGCAACATCAACAGACTATTCATATTACGATATAAAAGATACATTTGAGGTGGTGAGATAATATGAGATTATACGACCCTTCAAGAAAAGATTATCCTACTAAAATGAAAACTGTAAGAACGACTGTTGTAGACAAGCCGGGAGGTAAAAACGTAATACAGGAAGTTGTTGACGATAAGTCTGTCATAGAAATGCTTATAGATATAGAAGAAAAAGAATTTAACAAAGATAGATTTGAGATAGAAGATTATACAAAAAATCTAAACTTTCCTTTAGATGTAGATGAAAACGTTAATACTTTAACTCAAGCAAACACTTTAATAAGATCTGACATCAACGCTCCTATGGAATCTCTGTTTGTAACTTCAGGCAGAATATGTCTGAACAGAACTGCAGCTAACGAATTACTTGACATAGAAATAACAGAGTTAGATACTGCTCAAACATCCAACCCTGTAGGTCCACCGGTTATTGATCAGTTTGAAATAAGAAATGTTGTAAGAGTAGAGAAAAACGGTAAGCAAGATAGAGACACTCAGCAGGGTTATGACTTACAATCTTTAACCAAAGACGCAACAAACTTCAACTATACAATAGGAGCAAATCATCACTTGTTAATAGTTGCAAACGCAAACAATTGGGCTGATGAAGCTACAGGCGAAATTAACAGGGAAGGTATAACTTATACTTGGAGATTTACTTCTGGAGAAACAAACTATGACAGAATGGCAATCGATCAAATCGTAGGTGTGGGAAGACAGCTTTCTATAGAAAATGCGCAGAGAGATGCTATAGGTACTTATTATCTTGAAGTATCTAACAAGTTTGGAAAATCAAACGCTTTCCCTTTAAAAATAGATGTTAACAAGCCAGGTGAGGTTAGGGAAGAAATCATGAAGCTTGGGGAAAACGAAATACTTACAGGAAAATATGTTTGGTTAGATAACGATCAGACAGATCAGTACAACGAAAATGTAACAATACATGATACAAAAGAATTATACGACTATTCAGTAGAAGTAGAGAATGAGATTTATGATGAATGGCCAAACAGATGGGTAGAAGTATATTATCAAAACGGCAGATGGTACAGAGACGACAACAACCGCGTATTCGAAGGTTACGCACCAATATCAGATCAGGGGTTAGTAAATGCATAATACAAAGTTGACAGCGAGGAATAATAAATGAGAATAAATAGATATTTAGACGAAGATTTACTTACTATACCCTCGAAGCAAATTCACACTAATTTTGGTTCTTGTGATACTGATGTTGTTGAGCTGCACATATTTGGGGGTAAGACTTTAATAGCTTCTGACTATAATATTGATTATAAATCCGATAATCCATTAGCTCATATAAAAAAACCACATATAATATTAGACCCTCATACTGACGTTAGAAATATGGGCTGGGCAGGTGGTAAGTTTAGAATACAATATAACTTTGTTAGAAACTTAATAGGTAATGCACAAGATAAACAAGGCCTATATATTTCAGAGATATCTCCATCACGTAAAGAAATAAGATGTAGTACTATATCCACAGACAGAGATTTTTTAAATGACATTAAAGCATTTGGTAATCAAAAGCCGATAATTAGTGAGTGTTTACAAGATATATTATTAAACTTTGGCGACAACAAGATATATACAGGTTTAAATTGGGTTATTGATGGCGAGCGAGGTTTGGTTATAAAGCTTATGGAGCCTTTACCAATAACAATGAAGGTAAAAGATAGATTTTGGATATCTGTTGAAATTTCAGCTCCTGTACAATATAGAATACAGTTATTAGGCGAAGTAGCAAGAGCTCTTGGTGATCAAATGTTAGGACCTAACTTTGAATTAGATTTAAAGGCAGATATAAAACCAACAGACTTTGAATCTTGGGATACTGTATTAGGCACAAATAAAACAAACAAACAGAACCTAATGAATAAGTTTATTTCAGGTTCTGACCCACAGGCTCTTCTAAATATAGACTATAGAGAATATAAGAATTTTATACACTTCAGCTCTGCTAAAGAAAGACTAGAAAACTTTAAGTTCAAGCTAAAACTAATGGAAGCATACAGTTCTTCACTAGCAACACTAGGAGCTATATCAGTCGGTAACACAAATACCTTTACAGTCGCAAATGTACAGGAGTACGAAAGAAAAATTGAAGATGTAAAAAATGGCTTTGATGGTTATGAGAATTATTTATACTTCAAATCATCATCATATGTTTCAGAGTCGACTGGTGTATATCAGTCAGCTGCCTGGCCTAAGACAAACAACTTTGAGCCGTTTAAAAATGCAACAGTTGGATCAGCAGCTGGAACAGCTTGGTTTGTATCTCAATCTAATGTAGCTCTTGACTACGACACTGTAGTTAATGATCATAATTTAGAAAGAACAATACCTTTCCACATAAGAGAAGACGAAGATAATTCAAACTACCTATTATTTACTAATATGGTTGGTCATCACTTCGACGGCATATTTAATTACTTACAGTCAACACTCCAGATAAACGATAGAGATAATCCTTTATATGAAGGGTTATCTAAAGACTTAGTATATAACGTTCTTGCATCTTTTGGCTGGGAATCATATCAAGGTTTCCATTTCCAAGATTTGTGGGAATATTCTTTAGGAGTAGACGCCCAAGGGAATTATGGCCAATCATCTGACGATACAGCTTTATATTTACCTCCCTACTGCACAGCTTCACTTCAAGTAGGTAGTCATTCAATACAATATCAATATGCTTCACTTCAGCAAAAATCAGGCTCAATATCTAGAGAAGAATTATCTAGAGAGACTTGGAAGAGAATGCTAAACAATCTTCCTTACTTGCTTAAAACAAAAGGAAGTGAAAGAGGTATAAAAGCTCTTATAACAACTTATGGCTTACCTCCAACTCTTTTGAGAATATATGAATATGGTGGCCCAAAGAAATTAAGAACAACCGACAATTATCTTAAATATGATAAGTTTAGTTATTCACTAGAATTTGATGGGGTAGATGATTATATTAGATTGCCTTTTGCACATGTTGATAATACTCACCCTAACGTAATTACAGAAAGAACTCCAGACGCTATAGAGTTTAGATTTAATACTTGGTTAGCCGGCCGTAACCAGACATTGCTAGAGATTTATCCAAGTAATACTCAGGTGCATCCACATACTAATGCAAGGGTAAGTATAGATATGGAAGCCCACCCTAGCGCATCAAATGCATCATCGGGTTATCAAAACTCAGCTAGACTAGTTTTAAGAATGAATGATTCTACAGACAGATCAGTATCGTCTTCCTGGCTGCCTCTTTATGATAATGATTGGTGGAACGTAATGGTTTGTAGAACAACAGCGTCGTATGCCGGAGCTCAAACATTTGGCTTTCACGTAGCAAAAGCAGCCGATCATTCAAATACAAGAATAACACACACATCGTCAGGTAAGCTAACAGTTAATAATGAACAAGCCGCTTGGAACACGGGACAAGAGATAACTTTAGGTTCAGGTTCTACACAGCACCTTACAACGCTTTACAGTAACGTAGGCCAGCCCTCATCTAATTTCTATTCAGGTTCAATACAAGAATTTAGAAGTTGGATATTTCCAGATAGTGACCAAGTGTGTTTAGACGAGTGGAATGACTTAGCACCATTTTACAATCACGTACGTGACCCACTACAAATACAAGGCTATGGAGCTACAGGTTCTTACAACCAGATTGTTTCAAGGTATTCATTTGGAGCTGACTTAAATAGATGGAGTGGTTCATGGACAGCTGGCTCAAGTATTATTTCAGGTAGCCAACCTTCAAACTGGAGACGACCAAACCCTTTCGCTTCAGCTACTATCACAAATACAAACGCAACAGCAGTAGGGTTCTCAGGAGATTTAACAGACGACTGGCCAACAGAAGAAGAAAAGTATTATACGGCAATGCCAGATTTAATAGGCACAAGAGAGCTTTCTGACAAAACAAGAATAGAAGACTCGACATTGCTAGGAAATCTTTCATCTGACAGAAAAGTAGAAAGAAGTACTTACGATAAAGCTGCTCTTGATTCAAATAGAATAGGTGTATATTTCTCTCCTACTTACGAAATAGATATAGACATTGCAAGAGAGTTGGGTGGTGCTAAATTTGATAACTATGTAGGTAATCCTTTAGACATGAGGGATGATGAATATAAAAAGCTTAAAGATCTAAGAGCTCACTATTGGTACAAGCATAAGAATCCTTACAATTTCTTTGAATATTTAAAAATATTAAGACATTTGGACCATACGCTTTTCAAGCAGATCGAGCAGCTTATACCTGCAAGATGTAACGCACAAGTAGGGCTATTGGTAAAACCTAACATGCTGGAAAGACCTAAGGTGAAGACAATGTTTGCTAATGTTGACGAACATCATTACGAAGGTACTATAGATACTAGCTTTTATAACGTGTTGGCTAGTACTACAACTTTAGGTGGCCCTGCACATCAATGGAAGAATCC